AGTTACAAATTGGCATGGCTAGAGCTATTGATCTCCTCCGTAAGAATTTTGGAGTTGGGCAACTTTACAAACACGATATTAAGAAGGGAGATGAAGTCCTTTTTACTATTTATTGGCATCCATTAACGATTGCAGAAAGAGAAGTCATTCAAGGAAAAGGAGCCAACCAAACTGATGATGGTAATGAGTTTGCTTTGAATTTGATGATTGAAAAGGCGTTAGATGAGAATGAGAAAAGACTTTTTCAAGATGGAGATAAGCCAGCTTTAAGAAGAGAAATTGAAGCCAGTATTCTTCAAGATATTCAGTTAGCGATGCTTACATCTGGAACGGAGACGGAGGTAGAAGACGCTAAAGCAGCATTGAAAAGCTGACGGCACTAAATACTTCTTATATTCGTTAGCAAAGGAGTTAGGGATGACTGTTAGGCAGTTATCGTCTGAATTAACATGGGAAGAATTAATAGGTTGGTCAGCGTATTTTTCTATCAAGAATGAAGAGTATGAGAAGGAAAAAGATAATAGAGCAACCAAAAGGCAATAAGAAGGGTAAAATAACTAAATAAGGTTTCTTCTAGTAAGTAGTGGCTAATTATAATGTTGATCTTTTAATTAAAGTAGAGAGGGAAAAAGCGGCTGCTGCTTTAGATAAACTAGGTGGTCAGTTAGATGAGTTAAGAAAAAAAGGAGAATTAGCTTTTCGGTTTGGAAAACTTCAAGGCATCAAACAGGCTGAGTCTGCTCTTAATCAGATAAAAAATGTACTTGTAAGGGGTATAGGTATTGGAGGGCTTTCAATAGTAGGTCAACTTAACACTCAATTTCAAAACCTTTCAGGGGTAACAGGGAACGTAGCGAAAGGACTTGGCTCTGCTTTTACAGAGGCAGTAAAAAACATTTCTGGTATAGGTACAGGTTTAGTTTTTGCTGGAGAAAAAGTTGCTGATATTGGCACAGCATTTGCTCATTTACCTCCTGAGATTCAAGGTGTAGTAGCTGGTATTGCAGTTCTTTTTCCTCAACTTTTTAAGTTAGAAAGAGCAGCCGCAAACAATGTTAATAAGCTTTTAAAAATACCAAAAGCTTTTAATTTAATAGAAAAAGAGGCTCAGAAAGCTAACGGCTCGTTAATCAATGGAATGACGGGTGTTCAGGCAGCAATTCATCAAGCTGCTGAAGCACAAAGGAAATTCGATCAAGCATTAAAAGGTGCAGCATTAAAGGATCTAAACAAAATAACCAGAGAAGCAAAAAACACCTTAGAAGGTTACTGGTCTATGACTGGTAAAGCCGAGAAAGCAGCAGAGAACTACGTTAAAGCTTTAAAAGCACAGAAAAAAGAACAACAAGAAATTAACAAGTTAGTAAAGAAAGCACAACAAAAAATGCCTCTTAGTAAAGAGGAGCAAAAAGAAGCTGCTGTTGCCTTGGCGGCTCAAAAAGAACTTGCTTTAGCTAAAAGGGCTGATGAACAAAAGCAATTAGCCCATGAAAGAAGGATGCGTAAATTTGCGAGGGAAAAGGTAAAGGCTGCAAAAGAAAAGAAGGCCATAGAAGACCAAGCAAGGAAGAACGAAAGATTAAGAGAAGGATTAATGCTTGGAGTTGGTTTTCCTTTGTTGTTTGGAGGAGGGCCAGGAGCCATTCTTGGAGGGGGAGCTGGTGCGCTTGCTCAGTCTCAGATGGGTGAAGGTAAAGGTTTTGGAGCGCAGATAGCGTTAAGTGCGGTAGGAGGTCAGATAGATAGATTAGTTTCGACCATCGTTAAGGGGATGGTTGAAGCAGGTAAAGCTGTAACGACAACAGCAGAGGCTTACGCTTTCTTAGAAGAAAAAACTTTATTTAGTTCCGAGAAAATAAAAGAAAGAGCCGCAAAGTTAAAAGAGCAAGGAGAAGTAGAAAAATTAAATACATTATTATCGGAGGAATATATTCGCCTTGTTGGTAGAGAAGGCTTTAATGCTCTACAAGATGCAGGTATAGAAGCTAAAAATTTAAAAACAGCATGGGAAGAACTGACTCTCGCTATGTCAGCTTTAATGGCAGGGCCGTTAGGAGACTTGTTGGAAAAAGTAACAGAAGTAGCTCGTTCAGCTACTAACAATGCAAGATTACAATTATTAGAACAAGATTTGATTGCTCAAGGAGATACAGATATAGCTAAAAAACTTAGAGACGAAATTGATTCAATACGGATGAAATCGTCATGGTCTGATTTCTTGCTCCCTGGAACAGGAATGAAAGAACTTTCTCAGGAGCAACAAGAGGATTTGTTAAAAAGATACGGTGCTTCTAGGAAAGTAGCAAAAGGAGACATGACTTTTAGTGAAACTGGTGATTTAGGAAAAACAAAAACACAAAAGAAAACAAAGCAACAATTATTAGACGAACAAAAACAAAAATTAGAACAAATCTTCCAATTAGGAGAAAGACAAGCAACAATAGAAGAAAAAATCAGAAATATGAAAGCAGATGGTATTACTTATACTGAAGAAGAATATCGAAATAAATTAAAAGAAATAGATCAATTAACAGATATAAATGAGTTATATAAAGGAATAGGTCAGACAATCAAAGATGGGCTTGTTGAAGGTATTAATGCAGCAATAGATGGAACGAAGACATTAGGTGAAATTGCTTCTAATGTATTTAGACAGATCAGCAATCAACTAATTAGTTACGGCATAAACGCTAGTTTGGGTAGTATTCCTGGCTTAGAAAAGATATTTGGGAGAGCATCAGGTGGCCCAGTAACAGGAGGATCTCCTTATGTCGTAGGAGAGAAAGGCCCAGAATTATTTGTTCCAGGTTCTAGCGGTAACATCGTTCCAAATCATGCAATGGGAGGAACAAATGTAGTTGTTAATGTAGATGCTTCTGGTTCGTCAGTAGAGGGAGACGGAGGGCAAGCAGAAGAGTTAGGAGGTATGCTGGCAGCAGCAGTTCAAGCTGAAATTGCTAATCAGCAACGACCTGGAGGACTCTTAGCAGGTACACGTTAATGGCAACTTTTAATGATGCGACTGTAGGAACTTCGACTGGGGGTACTACTCCACAATACGGAGTTCAAAAAAGATCTAATCCAAAGAAACGTACAGTTCGTTTTGCTGATGGTTATGAGCATCGGATTTTATTTGGACTAGATGCACATATTAATCCAAAAATATATGCACTGGTATTCAAAGTTTCTGAATCAGATGCCGACAAAATAGAAGAATTTCTTGATGCTAGAGCGTTAGATCAAGCCAGTTTTGATTACACACCACCTGGAGAAGGTTCGGCTTCTAAATTTGTATGTGAGGCATGGAGTAAATCTATTCCTTACCTGAATAGAGCAACGATTTCAGCAACATTTAGGGAAGTATTCGAGCCATGAGCTTAGATCCTATTATTGATAATTTGCAGAGTACAAATCCATCTGCAATTATTGAATTATTTGAACTAGCTCTAGATTCTACGTTACATGGTAGCCAAACTATTATGACGTATCGTTTTCACGCAGGAAGTAATTTAAACGCAAATGGTGAAATTATTTGGCAAAGTAATACATACTTAAGATACCCTGTAGAAGCAAGTGGCTTTGCTTTTCAAAAAGGACAACTTCCTAGACCACAGATAACAATTAGCAACACCTTGTCTTTAATGAGCGCTGTAATGTTAGAGGTTAATGAAGTTACTGCTGGTAACGATTTAACAGGTTCAAAAGTAACAAGAATTAGGACATTGGCTAAGTTTTTAGATGCTGGTAATTTCTCTGGTGGTAATGGAGATGCTGCAAATAACGAATTTCCAAGAGAGATTTATTACATAGACAGAAAGGCTGCTGAAAACAGAGAAATTGTTACTTTTGAATTAGCAAGTATTAGTGATTTAGCAGGAATCAGATTACCTAAGAGACAATGCACAAGAGATATATTTCCTTCTATTGGTACGTTTGTTTAATGGATTGGAAAGAAAAAGCTTTAGAACACGCTAAAGAAGAAGATCCTAAAGAATCTGTTGGTTTATTGTTAAATATTAAAGGTAAAAAGACTTATTATCCTTGTCATAATTTATCAACTTACTCTCATCAATGTTTTATTTTAGACCCAGAAGATTATGTCAAAGCAGATAGTCTAGGTCAGATAGTTAGCGTTATACATTCGCATCCAACAACGCCAGCAGCAGCGAGTGAAGCAGATCGAGTTAGCTGTGAAGCTAGTGGATTGCCTTGGCATATAGTGAATCCTAAGAATGAAGAATGGGGGTACTACGAACCAACAGGCTATAAACCGAAGTTAAAAGGAAGACCTTGGTGTTGGGGCGTGACTGACTGTTGGAGTTTGGTTAGAGATTGGTATTTAGAAGAAAAGGATATTATTTTGATGGATTGGGAAAGACCTATTACACCTGAAGAGTTTTTAGAGAAGCCTATGTTTGAAGATTGTGCAGAAGCAACAGGTTTTCGCTTATTAAAACCAGAGGAAAAACTAGAGAATGGTGATCTTTTGTTTATGTCAATTATGGGTAAGGGGTTAAATCATGTTGCGATCTTTTTAAATGGGGAAGTTTTACATCATTTAGCAGATCGCTTAAGTTGTCAGGAACCATATTCCGAATGGTTGCTAAAATGTACGGGAGGCAGGTATCGGTATGTTGAAAACAATTAAATTGTATGGTGATCTAAAAGAGATCACAGGACATAGCGAGTTAGATGCTCATGTAAATAGTGTTGGAGATTCTATAAGGTTTTTATTAATGAACTGGCCTCAATTAGAGGCACACATGAATGCACAGCATTATCAAGTTTTAACTGATGGAACAGATATAGGAGAGGATGAAATTCATTATCCAGTATCAGAGGAGATCAAAATTGTTCCTGTAATTGCTGGTGCTGGAGGTAATACAGGAAAGATTTTATTAGGTGCAGCTTTAATCGGATTAGCTTTTACAACAGGTGGAGCGTCCTTCGCAGCGTTAAAAACTGGTGGTATTGCAGGTGCTTTTGGAGCAGCAGGAGTCAAATCTTGGGCTTTTAGTGTTGCAGCACTAGGATCAGGTTTGATTTTAGGAGGAGTGACAGAAATGCTATTCCCTACTCCTAAACCAGAAAAGTTTGAAAACGATCAAGATCCACGTATCTCTTTTGACTTTGCTGGAACGCCGAACACCTCTAGAGCAGGAACTACGCATCCAATCGTTTACGGTGAAATAATGACTGGCTCGACAGTTATTAGTATGAACTTAACGACTGATCAGGTGACAGCATGAGCAAAATAATACGAGGATCTGGTGGTGGTAATAAACAAAAATCTCCACCTAAACCAACAAGAGCACCTGATACTTTAAATAGTAGGCAGTTTGTAACGATCCAAGACTTAATCAGCGAAGGTGAAATAGAAGGTTGGGCTACTGCATCTAAAGAGAACAGAACAAAAGGTACAGCAGTTTATAACACTGCTGCTTTAAAAGATGTTTACTTAGATGACACTCCTGTTCTTAATCCTAGTGCTAACTCAACAAGTCCTGCGGCTACAGATTATAACTTTCAAGATGTAAGCTTTACTCCTCGTTTTGGTACAAGTGGGCAGTCTCATATCCCTGGTGTTCAACAGTCTTCCAGCCCTATTTCTGGTTTCCCTAAAGCTTGTACTGTCTCAGGTGGTGGGGTTACTCAATCAATTACAAATACAGATGTTGATGCTGTTCGAGTTACTGTTAACTTTCCTCAACTACAACAGGCAAAAGATAACGGAGATTTATTAGGTTCTAGCGTTCAAATAAGAGTACAAATTCAATATAATTCTGGAGGTTTTTCTACTTTATTTACTGATACTGTTACAGGTCGTACCAGTGATTCTTACTCGAAAGATTACAGAGTAGAAATTGATGGAGCGTTTCCTGTTGATGTAAGAGTTTTACGCATAACGGCTGATAGTACAGACGCTTCTTTGCAAGACTCTTTTCGGATCTTGTCAATGCAAGAGTTGATAGATGATAAACAAACTTACGCTAATAGTGCTTACACTGCATTAAAGCTTGATAGTAAAATAGTAAGCAATATTCCAAGTAGAAAATATAAGATAAGAGGTGTAAAGATTAGGATTCCAGGTACAGGAGCAAGTGGTTCTGGAACACCAACTGTTGATAGTGCTACAGGTAGAATTGTTTATCCTGCTGGTTATATATTTAACGGAACAATGGCTGCGGCGCAGTGGTGTTCATGTCCTGCGATGGTATTACTTGATCTTCTTACAACCGTTAGATACGGGTTGGGAGATCATATAACCGATAGTAATTTAGATCTATTTAGTTTTGTTGATGCTTCCAAATTTGCAAACGCATTAGTTGATGATGGTGAAGGAGGAGAAGAAGCAAGATTTAGCTGCAATGTTAATATTTTATCTGCAAGTGAAGCTTTTAATTTAATTGAAGAGTTATGTGGAGTGATGAGATGTATGCCGATATGGAGTGCAGGAACAATAACGATTGCACAAGATAAGCCTACTGATCCAAGTTTCTTATTCAGTCTTGCAAATGTAACTGAAGAAGGATTTTCTTATTCTGGATCGTCACTTAAGACCAGACATTCTGTCGTAGCTGTTAGTTACTACAATATGGATTCGAGAGAAATAGATTATGAAGTTGTAGAGGATAGTGCAGCAAAGACGAAGCTAGGAGTTGTTAAAAAAGATGTAAGGGCTTTTGCTTGCACAAGTCGTGGTCAAGCTCAAAGATTAGGAAAAGCAATACTTTTTGCGGAACAAAATGAGTCAGAGGTTATTGCATTCACAACATCTGTAGACGCTGGAGTAACAATTAGACCTGGGGCTGTCATAGATGTAAACGATCCAGTTCGTAGTGGTGCTAGGCGATCTGGTCGTATAAAAACTGCAACCACAACTTCAATTACTGTTGATAACACACAAGATTTATCAACATTTGGAGGGGCTAACCAAAAGGTAAGTGTATTGATGCCTGATAATTCCGTAGAAGTTAGAGATGTCTTAAGTATTACTGATGGTGTTATTAGTTGGTCGTCTGCTTTGTCGGAAGCACCAAATGTAAATGCAATATGGTTTTTAGTGAGCGATACAATCGAAGCTCAAAAATTTAGAGTGATAACAGTAGAAGAAGCTGATGGGATTAATTATAAAATTACAGCTTTATCTTATAGACCAAATAAGTATGCAAATATTGAAGAAGGGATCGCTCTACCAGCAAGAAATGTTTCTATATTAAACGCACCAGCAGCACCTCCTACTTCTTTAAGTTTTGAAGAAAAAACGATAGAAAGAAATGGTGTTGCTATATCAAGGTTATTTGTTACTTGGGTTCCTGTTACTGGAGTTAGTCAATATTTAATTAACTATAGATTTGAGAATGGAAACTATGTCAGTCAGGTTGTGTTTAGACCTGACATCACAATAGAGAACAGTGAATTAGGGACATACGAGTTTGAAATATTCTCATTTAATGCAGCACTACAAGTATCAAATACACCTTTAAGTCAATCTTTTAATGCAGAAGGTAAAACAGCCTTACCAGCCGATGTTGCGAATTTAACAGCAGAACCAGTTGGTGATCATTTAATGAGATTGAGATGGGGTAAATCAACTGATGCTGATGTTTTGCACGGTGGTCGTGTTTACGTTAGGCACTCTAATAAGACGGATGGATCTGGTACGTTCGCAGGTTCAGTTGATCTTGTAAATGCACTGGCAGGAAACACATCTGAAGCAGTCGTTCCAGCATTAGACGGTGAATATATTCTGAAATTTCAAGATGATGGTGGAAGATTTTCATCAGGAGAAACAAGTGTCATTATTGATATTCCAGACGTAGGACAGCAATTAGCAGTTCTAACAAAAAGAGAAGACTTACTGGCTCAACCTTTCTGTTCTGCTTCTGGTTCGGGTAGTTGCACAGGTACCAAAACAAATGTCACTTATACAGGTGGAGCTTTACAGTTAACAGATCCTTCAGCAAATCTGACAGGAACGTATGAATTTGCAGAAACCTTAGATTTAGGTGCTGTATTTACTTTGACGTTAAAAAGACATATTCAAAGTTTAGGTGTTCTAGTTGGAAACAATATTGATTCCTGGGGGAATGTTGACGATGTTCCCAATTTTGATGGAGATCCAGCTAATGATACCGACTGCCAAGTTTATGTAAAAACAAGTACAGATGGCTCTAGTTATGGAGATTTTAATATTTTTGCTAATGGAGAATTTAAAGCAAGATCTTTTCAATTTAAAGCTAATCTTTCGTCAACTAATACAAACCAAAATGTTAATGTTCAGCAGTTAGGGTATAGCGCAATATTGCAATCTAGGACTGAACAAAGTACAACAACGATTGCTTCTGGTTCTGGGGCAAAGAATGTAACTTTCACGAAACCTTTCTTTACTGGAACGGCAAGTTTAGGTGGAACTAATGCTTATTTACCTTCGATTGGTATTACGGCTCAAGGCATGGCATCAGGAGATTTCTTTGAATTGTCAAATGTTTCGGGTACAGGTTTTACTGTTCATTTCAAGAATGGAGGATCAGATATAAATAGAAACTTCAGTTATCAGGCTGTAGGTTTTGGCAAAGGGGTATAGAATGATTGAAACTGTAGAAGACTAGTGTCTCAGGTCACAAACTACAACGTAGAAAATGCTGCTGGTAATGTCGTTCGGACAGACATTAATAATATTCTTGATGCGATAAGGACAAGCAATAGTGGCGGTTCAGATCCTAGTAATCCCGTAAAGTTTATGCTTTATGGAGATAGCAGTGATGATATTTTAAAAGTTTATGATGGTTCAAACTTCAAGAATATTGGAGATGTAGGAGAAGATAATTTAGGGCTTTTACTTAGATCAGGTGGCACGATGACAGGAGTCATCTTGGCTGATGATGCTTCAGGAGCCAGCACACCAGCACTGGCATTTGACGGAGATCCCGATACAGGAATATTTAGAAAATCAGCAAACACGATTGGATTATCAACTGCTGGAACAGAAAGAGCAGTTATAGATAGCAATGGTTTAACTGTTCAAGCTCGGGGTGATTTAAGGCTTGCTGATTCTGACAGTAGTAATTGGGTAGCGTTGCAAGCTGCCTCTGCTATTGGCTCGAATATTACTTTTACTCTCCCTTCTGCTGATGGCTCGGATGGGCAGATGTTAAAAACAAATGGATCGGGAACGCTTTCATTCACAACTGTTCAGGGTGTTCCATCAGGTGCAGTCTTTTGTCTAGCCGTTGCTGCTGTTCCTGCTGATTATTTGGAATGTAATGGTGCGGCTGTTAGTCGTACAACTTATGCTGCTTTGTTTGCTGTTATTTCTACAACTTACGGGGCAGGGAATGGGAGTACAACTTTTCATCTTCCAGATTTAAGAGGTGAATTTGTTCGAGGTTGGGATAATGGTCGAGGTGCTGATTCTGGAAGATCAATAGCGACTTCTCAGACATATCAAAATAATACGCACAGTCACGCAAAAGGTTCGTTGAGTGTGGCAACTAAATCTCTAACTGGTACTGCTACAGATATTTCCGAAACTTTCCAACAAGGATCTACATCTGGAATTTTTGGAAAAGGATCGAATGGCACGGGGCCACTAACTCCACAACATGCTGATACCAGTGTGACAGGAACATTAACGATTACTGCGAGTCACAATCACACTCTTAGCGGATCAACGGCAGCAACAGGTGGAACTGAAACAAGGGTAAGAAACATTGCCATGATGTATATCATTAAAACTTGATGATTGCTAAACTATGAGAAAGTTTTAGTCCTATGGCAGTAGCACCTGGAACGTATGACATGACGATCCAACGAAGATCGGATCATACTGTTTCTGTAACTTTAAAAGATTCAGGAGGCAGTGCTGTAAATCTTTCGGGATATTCAATCGCTTCTCAGATTTGGGATTCTGGACGCACCACAAAAGCTGCTGATGCCACTTGTTCTATTACAAATTCAGCAGGTGGCATATGGACTTGGACGCTTACAGATACTCAAACAGCAACCTTTACTGCTGATGAATATAAATATGATGTGTTATTAACTAATGGATCAGGGCTGAAAGAGTACTGGATAGAAGGTACTATTTATATGGATCAAGGATACACTGCATGACCACAGTCAATATCACGACCAACAAAAACACTGTAACTGTTGACGAAAGCAATAGTTCAGTCATAACGGTTGCAACTCAGGGACCACAAGGAGCCAGTGCTACTGATCTAATTAATATGGATAATGTTACTAGCAAATCTATAGTCTATTATGACAGTACAACGTCAAGCCTTAAGGCTGACGCAAACTGGACCACAGACACACTTACAGACGGAGGCAACTTCTAGTGGCTAACACGATCAGGATAAAAAGAAGCACTGGAAGTTCGGCTCCTGGTTCTCTTGCGAATGCAGAATTAGCTTATACAGAAGGCAATAATATTCTGTATTACGGAACGGGTACAGGTGGGGCTGGTGGTACTGCTACAGCTATTGAAGCAGTTGGGGGAGATGGTTATTACAGTACTCTGTCCACTGCTCAGACTATTTCTGGAGCAAAAACATATACAGGAACAGTTGATTTCAGTAGTGCAACCGTTCCAACATTTACTTGTTCTCAGAACTTAATCGTAAGTGGAAACTTAACGGTTTCTGGAACAACAACGACTGTTAACAGCACTACCACTACGATTGCTGATAAGAACTTAGAACTTGCTAAAGGTGCAGCGAATGATGCAGCCGCCGATGGTGGTGGACTAACGATTGATTCAGGAGATGGTGATAAGGAATGGAAATGGTTAGACGCTACTGATTCTTGGACTTCTAATCAAAGTATTGAAGTTGCTGGATCGTCTCTTAAATACAGAATTGATGGCGTTGATGTTGTAACAAAAACGGGATTAGGTTCAACTGTTGTTGGTAGTTCTTTAACTTCTGTTGGAACAATTGGAACTGGTGTTTGGGCTGCGACTGATGTAGCGGTTGCTCATGGTGGAACGGGTTCAAGTACAGCAGCAGGAGCGTTAACAAACTTAGGATTAACAGCAACGGCGGCTGAATTAAATGCACTTGATGGCATAACGTCTACTGTTGCTGAGTTAAATATTGTTGATGGTGGAACGTCTGCTACTTCAACAACACTTGCTGCTGCTGATCGAATGGTGATCAATGATAACGGAACAATGGTTCAGGTTGCATTATCGGATCTGGTTACATTTTTAGAGAATGGATCTGTTTCTGGTTTTGACCTTGATGGAGGAACCTTCTAACTAAAACTACAAATAGGAGGTAATTCTAATGGCCAACACAATTAAATTAAAGAGAGGAACTAGCACTCCATCAACGAGTGATATTTCTAACGGTGAGGTTGCGATTGATACCTCGGCTAAGAAACTGTATATCAACGATTCTGGAACGGTTAAGGAAATTGGTAGTGGGTCTATCGGTGGTGCGTCAGGTTTAGATTTTAACGATGATGTGAAGGTCCGTTTCGGAACAGGGAATGATTTAGCAATCTACCATGATGCATCTAATTCATATATAAAAGATTCTGGTACAGGTGCTTTATATGTAGATGGTAGTTCAGTACGTTTTAGGAATTACGCCAACTCAAACACGATGGCTCAGTTCATCGGTGATGGTCAATGTGAACTCTATTACGACAACGTTAAGAAGTTAGAGACACATAATGAAGGTACTAGGGTTCATGGAATATTCAGAGCTATAGGTACTGAAGGTACTGATGGGAAAATACTCATTCAAGCTGATGATGGAGATGATAACGATGATTATACTAGACTCAGGCATGGTACAGATGGATATTTCTATATTGAAAACTATGCTAGTGGTAGTTATGAAACTGCGATTAGATCAGACGGTAATGGAGCCGTAGAACTCTATTACGACAACGCTAAGAAGCTTGAGACAACGAGTGCTGGTATTGAAGTAACAGGTACTTTAGTTTTCGATAGTTCAGTATCAGGTGGAACTATCAAACTTCAAGATGATCAAAAGATATTTTTAGGAAGTGGAGATGATTTAAAAATCTACCATGATGGAACGGACTCAAAAATTGTCACCTCAACTGGTGATTTATGGGTACAAACTACAGCCGATGAT